CAAACATAAAAGTATCAGGGGTTTGGAAATAAGGAGTAGATTATGCCAACATCGGGAGCAAGTATAAACATTAGTCCGACAGGGACACAAACAATAAATATATCAACTGATTATGGAACTGAAATCGTGGCTAATAGTGCTTTGGATTCTTTGGCTAATGGTGCTAATATTTCTGGCTTAAGTTACAGTAATATTTCTGGTGCTACAAATGCAAAAGTAGTTATTATAATCCAAAAAATTTCACCTACTGGATCTCCAAATATTCAAATTGATGATGGCACTAGTTATTATGAAATTTCAATAGATACCAGCACTTCAGCTAAAAGAGTGGAGTTTAACGATATTCCAGCAAGCTTTTTAGCTAACTTTAAAATCTTTAATAACTTGGGCGTAGCTTTGCCAGCAAGCGGAAATACTTGTACTATCTACCCTGTTTAAAATCTAGGTTATAATAAAAATATGGAACGAAAAAAAATAAAACCAAAAAATGATTTAAAAGTTTTTGATCCAATTTCAAAAAGTAATATTTCAGATCTTGGTCAATTTGTAATTTTTGATTCTTATTGGCAGAGAAGATTGCTTGATAATGAAATAGAAATTATTGACGAAGAAAAAATTTTAGATGATAATAAAGAAGTCAAAAGGAAAAAATAAAAATGCCTATCAGTTTTAATGAAATTACAAATTTACGAATCCCTTTTATAAGAGTGGAATTTGATTCTAGCGCGGCAATAGCAGGGCCTAGCGTGCAACCTTACAAAGCACTAGGTTTAGGCTTTAAAACTAACTCAGGGACAGCAACTGTAAACACTATTTACAGCGTAAATTCAGCAGAGCAAGCGCAAACACTTTTTGGAGCGGGCTCCGTTTTGCATATCATGGCACAAAGCTATTTTGCAGATCCGACAGTAACAGATTTTTCAGCGATTGCGGTTACAGAGCCAACGGGCGTAAACGCGACAGGTAAAATTTCTATAACAGGACCAGCGACAGCGGCGGGCACTTTAGATATTTATATTGCTGGTAAAAAAGTATCGGTAGCGGTCAGCTCAGGTGATACTGCAACAGCAATCACATCTAGTTTAGTTTCTGCTATCAATGCTAAAACCGATCTTCCAGTAACAGCGGCGGTAAATGGAACTAATGCTTTTGAAACAGACCTTACAGCGAAAAACAAAGGGACAGTAGGAAATATAATTTCTATCGTTCCTAATTTTTATAGCTCAGAAGCGACACCGGCAGGTTTGGCATTAACTATTACAAATATGGCTGGCGGGACTGGTGCTCCATCACTAGCAAACGCTTTTGCGGCGATGGGCGACATTCACTATAATATTTTAATTTCACCTTGGACAGATGTCCCTACACTTGACGCAATCGAATTGGAGCTTGATTCTCGCGGCTCAGCTTCAAGAATGATTGAGGCTATTTGCATTAGCGGATTGACTGATACAGTATCAAATGCAAACACAGTAGGAAACAGTCAAAACTCAAAATGGCTATCAATCGCAAATATCAAAGGATCTCCAAATCCTGGCTATATGATTGCGGCGGCGATTGCTAAAAAAGTAATGATTAGCGCGGTTAATGATCCAGCGAGACCATTTCAAACATTGTTATTAAATGGAATTATTGCGCCAAAAATTTCAGATAGAAATACAGCGGCTGAAAATGAATCGCACTTAAATAATGGGATTTCTACTGTAGCAATAAGCGCAACGGGTGAAGTTACAATTCAGCGTTTAATTACTACTTACAAAACAAACGCAACTGGTACTCCAGATACTAGCTATTTAGACGTAAACACCTTATTGACCTTAAGCTATATCAGATACGATTTTAGAAACAGTTTAGCTCTAAAATTCCCGCGTCATAAACTAGCAAACGATTCGGATAGAATCGCTCCAGGGCAAGCGGTTATAACTCCAAAAGTAGGCAAAGCGCACGCAATAACTAAATTTAGAGAATGGGAAACTTTGGCACTAGTGGAAGATTTTGATCAATTTAAAGCAGAGCTAGTAGTAGAAAGAAATCCACAAAATCCAAATAGATTAGATTTCTTACTACCAGTGAACTTGGTAAATCAATTTTTACAGGCTGGGGTAAAATTAGGATTCATACTATAAAAGGGTAAATTATGGCAATACACAGACGCGGTGGCATTTTAAGTTTCAATATTGATGGGCAAGTTTACGAAGCGAAAGGAAACTTTACTTATAATCTAGGAGCTCCGCTTAGAGAAGAGATCATAGGCGCGGATGGAATCCACGGCTACAAAGAGACTCATCAAGCGGCTTATATTGAGGGCGAATTTACCGATTCTTCAATAGTAGATTTAGCAAGTTTGGTAAATCTTGAAAATGTAACTGTAACTTTAGCCTTGGGCAACGGCAAAGCAATAGTTCTTAGACAAGCTTGGTTTTCTGGTGATGGAAACGTGCAAACCGAAGAGGGCAATATTTCGGTTAAGTTTACTTCCAAATATCCAGCAGATGAAATTCAATAGATAAAAATAAAGGGTGCATAAATGGAAACAGTCTCGATAAAATTTGAAGATAAGGATTACGAACTTGATTTTGATCGTGAAAAAGATTGTATCGTAATTGATTTAGATCGGCCATTAAGTTTTGGGCAAGAAAAATATACACAGATTGAGCTTCAAGCTCCAACCTGGGAAATTTTAGATTCTATAGACTTAACAAAAATGAATTTTGCTAACATTCGCAAACTAGCTTCCAAGATGAGCGGGCTTGATTCAATAAGGCTTGGCAAGATCAAAGGCGGCGACATCAAAAAAATAATGGTGGGCGTTATGTATTTTTTGCAACAGTCCCTCGGCGAGACGAAATAAATCAAACGATTGAACTCTTGGCAGGGTATCCATTTTACATTTCACCAAAAGAGATTTATAATATGACTATTAAGCAACTGGTTTTCTGGTCAGAAAGAGCGGCGGCTAGAATAAAATTCGATATTAAAAAGGGACTTTTGCAAAGGTTATAAATGGCACAAAATCAATTTCCATTTTTTATAAAAATCAAAGGAATTGACGAGGTCAGCGGTATGCTTACCAAAGTGCAAAGGCAAGTTTCAACTATAGGGAAATCGTTTCAGAGACTAGGGCAAGATCTCACTCTTCAAGTTTCGGCTCCGATTGCGGCTCTTGGTGCTTTTGCAGTAAAAAATTATTTAGCTCAAGAAGACGCAATAACACAGGTTAGGACTAGGCTCAAAGAAGTAGGCGAACAAGTAGGAATAACAGAAAAACAATTTTCAGACGTAGCAACCAATCTTCAATTTAAAACCCTTTTTGGTGATGAGCAAATTTTAAGAGACGTAACAACTCAGTTTCTAACTTTTGGAAATATTACTGGTGAAAATTTCTTAAAAGCTCAAGAAGCAGTTTTAGATTTATCAACTGTATTAAAAACCGATTTAAAAGCGCAAGCAATACAGCTTGCAAAAGCTCTTGACAACCCAGTCAAAGGATTAACAGCTTTAAGAAAATCAGGGATCCAATTTTCAGCGTCAGAAGAAAAATTAATTAAGTCGATGGCTGAAACTGGCAGAATCGCAGAAGCTCAAACTTTAATTTTGCAAGCACTAGACCATTATTACGGCGGCGCGGCTGAAGCGGCGGCGGAAGTAAACCCTTATTTAAAATTACAAAATGCCTTTGGTGATTTATTGGAGCCTTTTGGTCAAATCATAAATGAAATGCTTAAACCATTTTTAGGATTGCTTAAGCAATCAATCGAATTTGTAAACGGTCTTAGCGATTCGGTAAAAACAAAAATTGTAGTATTCGCTGGTTTGATTGCAGTACTTGGCCCAATTCTTTATTTGATTGGAACTTTAATGACAACTTTTGCAAGCTTAAACCCTTATGTCTTAGCTTTTGCGGCGGGCGCGGCGTTAATAGTTACTTACTGGGAGCCAATAGAAGCTTTTTTTAGTGGGGTTTTTGAAGGTATCAAAGAGGGACTTAAAGGAACAAGTTTTGAATTTTCAGCATTAGCAAAATTGTTTAATATTATTGGCGACATATCAAAAAAAGTTTTTTCAGCGATGGGATTAGATATTTCAGATACTATTACTTTTGCAAATGCTTTAGGTAAAACTTTAGGTTTTATTATCGGGCTAGTAATAAAACTGTTTGGATTATTAAATGGAACTCTTGCATTTATACCAAAATTGCAAACTATTCAATCTGGTGAAACTAGCTTAAATAGATCACGCGCGGCGGTTCCAATCGGTTTGGGTGATATGAGCTTTAGCAATATTTCAACTAAATCAATTCCTGGACAGGTAGAAGTTACATTTTCAAATCTTCCAGCAGGCGCGACAGTACAAAAGAATAATTCAGGCGCACTCAAAGCAGTAAACGTAGGCTATGCTTTACCAGGGGTTTAAAATATGAATTGGCGAAATCAAATCCAGCAAGGCACTTTTAAAAACATTCCATTCTTTACAAAAAGTACAAATACTGTTTTTAGTAGAAATCTAGTCAGTCATTCTTATTTGCTAACTGAAGATATAGTTACCCAAGATTTAGGGCGCAAAGCAGATCAGTATCAAATGGAAATATTTTTTCTGGGTGATAACTATTTTTTACAGCGTGATAATTTTCTCAGAGCGGCGGCTTCAGCAGAGCCAGGAATTTTAATACATCCATACTTGGGGAATCGTGAAGTTTACATTCAAAGCTATTCTTTAAACGAAAATTCCGATGATGGGCGAATGGCTACGATTTCTGTAACTTTTGTAGAAGCTGGCACTTCAAAATTTCCCCAAATATCACAAGATCAAAATTTTAATTTATTAAATACGGCTGGAGATCTGGAAAATATTTCTAGATCAAATTTTATTTTAGATGTAATTACAAACCAGGTTCCAGAATATACTAGGCAAGTTATAGCCACAGTATCAAATCCAATATTTAGCAATATTTTACAGCAGATAAACTTAGGAAATTTTGTAGGCTCAGTACTGGCGGAGGTTACTAATTCAAGGTTATATCAAACAACTTATGCAACTTTAAGAGCAAATTTAGATACTTTAATAAATCCCACAGCTTCACTTTTGGCAAATACGCAAGGTTTTGCAGATCTAGTTATTAGTACTTTTGGGCAAGTAAACGAAGTAGGCTCAGACGGCAAATCAGCAAATAAAATCTTAAAAGAAGCTCAGGGCGGCACTTATACACCAGTAACAGAATACACACCAGCGGCGCAAGCGCAAAACACAAATGCAAAAGCTACAATAAGATTTTTAAATCTGGCGGGGATTGCAAATCAAGCAAAATCACTTCCTAATATGAGCTTTGAATCTAGGCAAGAAGCTTTGGCTATTCGTGATGTTTTGGTTTTAGATATAAACAACTTAATCGAAACTAGTCAGGAAGATTCAGAGTATAACGCTTTAAAATCTTTAAAAGCGGAAGTTATGGCTTATCTTCCTCCAACTAATATTGATCTTCCAGAGCTTAA